CTAATTATTTGACATTAGTCCAAATCCCAAAATGGCATTAATACCACCCGTCAAGCCATTCACAATGTGAGCTAAATCGACATTGAATTGACTCCAAGAATTTATGGCAAAACCTGTTTCAGAATTCAAAGCATTTTTATGCTCACCAGCCTGCTTCGTAGCTTCATCTACAACATGCCTATGCCTTTCTTGAGCAGATTTTACGGTTTCAGCTTCTTCATCTTTGGCAGCTGCAATTGAATCATCACGTTGGAGTTTAGCTTTTTCAACAATGTCCTTATATTGTTCATCGCTAATTGTCCCAGATTCGTCACGTTCTTTTTTAGCTGCTTCAACCGTTTCTTTATATTGGTTTTCCGCCGTTTTTTTCTTTTCGGAGTATAGGGTATTCGCATTTTCAATTATTTTCTTTGTTGCATTGGATGATTCATGAATCGTTTTTTGAGCTTCTTCTAAACTTATTTTATGCTTACTCTTTTTTAATTCTTCCAGAATTTTAATCTGTTTTTTCCCATTTTTATCAAGTTCTTTATTAACGGTTTCATCTGTTGCTATTTGTGCAGTCTGAAGTTGAGAAAAATATGTATTGTGGAGCTTTTCCAGCTCTTCTTTATTTTTTTTCTCAATTTTTAATTTCTCATCCGCATATTCTTTCGAATCTTTTCTATACTTCTTAGCATAAGTATCCAGAGTTTTCGCTTCTTCGGCTTTCTGACTTTTAACAAGCTTATTGTAATCTTTATAATATTTATCCGTTATTTTCTTTTGATTAGCATATGCCCTTTTTATATTGTCGCTCTTTTTCTTATCTGTCTGCTCCTCATGCTTAAGCGTTTTATCCGCTTCTTCACGAGTAAGTACACCGTTATCAACTAAAACCTTCAGATCTTTTGCAGAATTTTTGTATTTATCTCGAAAATACTTGTCCGTTTTTTTCCCTAAGTCAGAATAGAGTTGATCAATTTTGACTTTTTCATCCTTTGTAAATCCATTCGTAGATGTAGCAATCTTTATTAATTCTTTGTTCACACTCGTCGAAACCTGATCAAGACCTTTTGTAAAAGTATCCTTGAGTGGTGTTTTACTTGCAAAGACATCTTTTAAACCTTTTTGAATTTCGACACCTAACTTTTTACCAATAGTGCTTCCAGCAAGTCCACCCAAAGCACCACCTACAACTGTACCAACTCCAGGGAAAATCATAGACCCAAGTGCTGCGCCACCAACTGCGCCACCTATACTTCCAAGAGCACCACCAATATGTTGGCCAGCTGTTTTTTGTGTCATTCCTGAAAGTTCCGTGAGTCCTGCTAGCGCAACACCAGCTACTGGTAGCACTTTACCAAACTTCCCAAAAATTCCAGCTAACTTACCCGCACCTGCAACACCTTCTTCAAGTTCAGTAACCTTTCCGCCATTCTTGATAAATAGTGATGGATCTACACCTCCACTTTTTGAATTCATTCCCCCTATTGACAAATCAGAAGCAACAATCTTCGTTTCGTTAAATAATTTTATCTCTTTCCGAAGTCCGCTAATCCAACCGATAGCAGTTTTGAATATTTCAAAGCCTTTCATAGCTAGCGTAACTCCGCCGATGGCTGGTTTCGCTAGGTACATTACTGCCAATAATTCACCAAATTGTTTGGGATAACGACGAATCAACTCTAAAAAAGGACTAGCAATTTTGTAAAAGCCTTCAAGCGTTTCTTTTCCTTGTTTAAATGCTCCAACTGCAGTTTCTTTGGTTTGACTTAAAAATTGAGTAATTTGTGGCGCATGTTCTGCAATATATTGCGAACCTGTCTTAATATGTTGATTAAGTGAATCAAGAAGTCGATCAGCAGCATTAACTGAACTTTCGGGATGCATAACCTTTTCAAAAGAAGCGATAATTGTTTCTATCCCTTTTTCAGCTGAATTTCCCATCTCAGTGAATTTGTCTTGAGTTTTATGGTCAGATACCCACTTAGAAACTGCTCCATAAAAAGGATTTTGAGCAGTCAAAATAGGTTTTTCAAAAGCTCCAATTAAAGCAGGAACTTGCGAGTTAATTGTCCGCTTCATTCCTGTCATCGTTTGAAGCATATTTTCAGCAGCTTTTCCATATTTGTCTTGCCCCAAATAATTGAAAACTTCCTCTACTTCTGTCGCAGAAATTTTACCTTCATGAACTAATTTCCTTAAATGTTTAACTGCGTCATCAGAACTTTCAGCTACTTTTTCCTTACTATCACTTATTGAAGAGACATATCTTGAATTCACACGAATAGCTTGCTTGATCATACTTGTCGTAATTTTTTGACCTTGTTGTTGCATATTCTGGAATCTTTGAATTTGCTCTCCACTCAAGATACTTTTTTGCCCCAGTTCTTCAATGTCTTGTTGACTAATTTTAGAACCGTAATGCATTTCCTCAAATTGCGCTGTCATTTCTTTAACATAAGCTTTTTGAGCCTTAGCAGTGGCTTTACTATCAGCACTAATATCTTCAGTAGCTTGCTTATGTTTTTGAACATATTCTGCGAGTTGCTCTGTAAACATCGGGAAATATTGTCCCAACTGGTTTAGCTCTTGCAGGCTTAACTTCCCTGAAGATAAGCCGTGAACCATATCCTGCGTAACCGTTTGAATTTTTTCATCAGTTAACCCTACCGCGTCTCCCATATTGAGCATAGACTTCGTTAAATTATCAGATTCTTCTTTATTGGAATGTAAATGATAAAATCCTTGTTCTAATTCATTAACCAAATCACGGGAACGTCCTGTAGCCACAGATAGATCGTTAATCGTTACTATCATTTTTTGGGCTTTACCAGCATCATTCGTTAAAGTATTCCAAGCTGCCGCCATCACTTGTTGCTCTTGGTTAAATTCAAAACCAGCTTTTGTTGCTTCTTTGATTTCCTCTTTAAGACTTGCAAAACCAGAGAAAGCAGCTCGACTAAGCAAATCTGCGCCTAAAATTTTGCCAAATAAGTGATGAGTTTTTTCTGCTTTTTCACTAAGCGAAACTAACTGTTCTTTCAATTTTTCAAAATGAACACTAGGCTTTTTAGCAATCGCACGATTTAATTCATTAAACTCTGCTTTGGTATGGGCTACTTTTGTTGCTAACTCATTGATTCGTATAGTTTGATTTCGAAAAGCTTCAGAAGATTCCCCCGAATCCTTTTTGATTTTCTCTAAAATTGAAACTTCTTTTTCTTGTAATTCAGTTAATCCTTTTATTTTTTCAGCTAGGAAACGTCTTTTTTCAACATTAGCCTCGACTTCTCTTCCTTCGGCACGTAATTTTTCTTGATAGGAAACAGAAACTTTTTCAGACTGTTCGAGTTCTCTTCTTGCTTGAATTACACCTGCTTCATACAAAGAAAGGATATTCTGAGCTTTTTCTAATTGGCTAGATGTAGTTTGTAAGCTTCGTTCAGCTTTTAAGAGTTCTTGCTTTAATTTAGCCTGAGCTTCAGCACCGGCTTTGGTATCTGAAGTAAAGCTATTCATCGTTACTTTTAATTGCTCAATACCCTGACGCTGTTGCGTCATTGATTGCCTCAATCCATTGACTTTTTCACGATATGCTTCCTCATATTCTCCATTTTGCCGTAACTGATTATATTGAAGTTTCCAGGCATCTGTTACTTGTTTCACTTCTGCTTTTAAACTTCGTAAAGATCCAATGGCTTCATCCAGCTGTAAAGAAATCGTTTGTTCTAGTGTTCTTTTATCTGACATTTTTCTTCCTTTCTCAACAAGTTGCAATTCCACCATTTTCGATAAAGGACAGCATACTTTGTTTAGTTTCCGTTTGATTGAGATTATCGCTTTCGCGAGTACTATATATTTCCATAAGAAGATAGTAAGGTTGTTTCTCAACAGTTGCTAAATCCCATTGAGCCTCTTCCATTAAGCGCTTTTCAAGATTCAACATATCATTGTATGCTTCAAGTGGTGTTACTTTTTTTCAACCTCTTCCAAAGAAGATTCAGTCTGAACCCCTGTAGGATTCACTAATTTGTAAAATAAAGTAAAAGCCAACCCAATCAAGCGTTCCATTGTCCACTCTTCAAGTTCAGAGGTTTCTTTGGGTTTCAATTTCAAAATAACTTTGATAAACTCCACCGTTGAATCAATTACTTCCAAATAACAGTCCATAGATTGAACATCATCGGTTGTATTTGTACGCATTTTTTCCATTTGTGCGAAATCCTTACCAAATTTTAAAGCCAACCGTACTTGCTTAACGGTTGGCTCTTTTGGTAAACGTTCAATTAATTGTTCTTCAATCATTTCGACTCCTTTTATTTTTACTGAATACTTGTCGCATTATCAGAAGCTGTAGATACGTTATTAGCTGTTGGACGAACAAATTCTTCCCATTTTTCAGCATCAAATTTATCGTTTTCGACGACATCCACATATAACTCACCATCACTCTTACGTGTCTCTGCTTTAAATGTAAGCTTGTCAGGCGAATGCACTTGACTTGCTGTATTTGTCTTTAGATCAACAGAACCTAGTGAAAATGTGCCATTAACAATAGCCATATGGCTTGTTTTGCCACTTTCCCCATCTTCCGCAATCATTTCAAGTGAGCATTGTGGAGGTTGAGTATCTTTATTAATATGTCCAAATCCATCCGTACCCTTTTTCCCCAAAATAATATCCAGAATATCTTTTGGAATAGCATTGGCAGTGAAAGAAACTTGAACCGCTCCCACCCCTTTTGTTGGATTTTTCCAAATGCTGTCCGAACCATAAATTGGCGATCCTTGGGGCGCAATATTAGAAATAGAGGCCTCAACTGTTGAACCAACTTTTTGATCAATATCCCATTTGTGTGTTACTTTTTCGTTTTCATCATAAACAGCGATTATCGCTTTTGAAAATCCAAAACTTGCCATTTTTATTAATCTCCTTTTTTGAAATTTATTTTTTGATATTTTAAAGTCGCTTGAAATTTATCGATTTCACTCACATAATCATGTCGACCTGTTGTTTGATAATAATAATGACTTTCCAGAATTGTATTAATCTTGTTTTCTAGTTCATCTGGTACTGTATTATCATCATACGTTATCATTAACTGAACCTCTTCACGCTTAGCATGAGAAACATTACTTGCAAGAGAAGTCCGTACTGAATAAGTTTCAGTCAAAAGAATGAAAGTTTCCTTTGCTTCAAAATTAAGAGGTAAATGATACATGAATATTTTACAAATCGGACAAAGAAGATCATAAACATCTTTAACGATCATCATTAATCTCCTCAAAATATTTATTTTGCATGCTTAAAAAAATATCATCTTGTGCTTCGATATAACTTTGTTCAACAAAATGTGTTCCTTGGATAAATTTAACCGTATGTGTCGATTTCCCTTTTCCACCATGAGACATATATCCATCATTAAGAAAACGTGCAATATGCCCTTTCTCACCCTTTTTAGTAGAAAAAAAGACTGAACTGTTTCCAGTTAATGAATCTGTCGCTTGTTTTAAACTCTTTACCGTATGTTTTTGAACATGATGTAAACTCTTAGGAGTATTTTTCTGTAATATTTCGCGATAAACTTTTGCCCCAGCTTTAGTGATTGCTTTTTTTTGCTCTAATGTCGGGAGTCTCCCTTCTACTTTTGAAAGAAATAAATTCAGTTGTTCAATCAAATCTTCAGCCATTTTTTTTAATCTCCTTAAGAACAATTAAGTCAAACGATTTCGGACTATTATCTGCATCAGGATGATAAGAAGCTATTTTATAAACTTGTCCCTTAAATTCCGCATGAGTACAGTCTCCTAATCCGTTTTGTAAGGTGCGAATAAGAATAGAATGAGAATAATTTTGCTCTATTCCCATAGTTTGAACAATTTGAGAAAACGAAAGCGTGAAAAGACTACACCATCGCTCAAATTTTGGAACAAACGTAGGCTTATAAATCCCTGAGGGAGTTAATTTATCGACCATTTTCCCTAATTTAACGCGATATATAAGTCGACTTGGATTAACTTTTTTCACATTCTCCCCTCTCTAACAGATAGATTGCTCTTAATTGGCCAATCAAAGAACGACTAATAGAATCCACACTATTTACAGCTGAAATCTGAATAGAAACTCTATACATATAATAAGTCGAAGCCAGCGCAATTACAGCAGTTTGAAAAAGTGGTTGAATAGTTTCTAAATCATAAAAACCTTTCATTACTTCATCTTCTTCACCAATTGCCTGTTTCAAATACGTGACTGCCGCATTCAGATTAAGCTTAAGAATTTCATCATCAACTTCATCATCAATTCGAAGACTCAATTTAAGAGTGTCCAATAAAGCTTTTTCATTCATAATTTATCCTTCATTGTGCCTACTTGCTTGCGGCAGCAGAATTAATTGTTAAGAGATAACCAGCTTTATTGTCAGTCATCTCAACATCAAAGCGTAGCACTCCAGCCAAATAACGACCATAGATGTTACTGTCAGTCCAAACAATCGAAGCTTGGTTACGATCAAAAAGCGTCACTGCACGACGGTCACCGATAAAAGCAACTTGATCTCCATTATTCTCACCCAAAAGAGTATCTGGAACCTTAGTAACAGGAACACCAAGTAAAGTTCCACCAGAAGCTGAAGTAATATCTCGGTGGAAAATATACTGCCCCTGTTTATCCTTAAGAGTATCCAATGTTTGATAAAGACTTTGTGTACAAATGATTTGAGGAACATAAGCAGGATCAAGTTTCACATTCAATATTGCTTTGAGCGAATCCACTAAATCATCTTTAGGACTAACAATTACATTTTCAAATTCCTTCAATTTCGAAACAATTGCTTTATTGGTCGTATTCGACATACGTTGTGAGATTTGTTGTGAAATAATTGAAGTCAAATCAATTTGTGCATCATCAATAGACTCTTGAGAAATAGGCAAGGCTCCACGATAAGTTTGAACTTCCCATTTCACTTCATGGAATTTAGGAGCAGCTAATTCTGGGTTTTTTGCCAATTCTTCTGCAGTTTCTAATGCATCCGCTGGATTTTCTAAAATAGGATAACTTCCTGATTTAGTTCCAATAGTAACTTGATTGAAATTATTTTTTAAATCATAAACTGTCTGAACTTCTTTTTGTGGTGTATAAGAAATGTCCTTTGGAATGATGACTTCTTGATTAACAGTTGTCACATTTTCACGAATTTCTCCATAACGGATATAATCTGAAATAGCTGAACGTAACTCTTTTTTAACATCTTGATCACTGACATCACGAAGTTGAGATTGAGACTTTAGTTCTGGCTTAGGATCAAAACGTTTCTCGTCATTTTCCAAAGGCGTTAGTGCTTCTAGTTTTTCAAATTGAGCTTTACGTTTTTCTAATGCAGAAATTTCTTCTTTTAAGACATCCATTTTTTCAAATTGTTCCGTCACATCCTCACTTTTTTCTACAAGTGAACGTGTTTCTTCAAGTAGTGCATTATAAGTATTGCGTTTTTCTAACAATTCCTTAAGTAATTTATCCATCTTAAATGATCTCCTTGTAATAATTAATTAGTTTAATTTGATTTTTTATTTTATTTTGTTCTACTTTTAATGTGCGTTGACTTACTGAAGTATCTTGATAGGCTGGAATAGGGGTCAATGTGATCTCGTAAAGTCGGTCAATCTTATTGATTCTTCGAACATCTAAATTTTCCGAACAATCAGACCATATCCACTCCGTTTCTTTCACAGTAAAACCAAAGCTACATCCTTTAATATTCCCTGCCTGTACATTTGCTAAAACATCTCTAGCTAACGTCGTATCTGGCAAGGTTGCTTCAAAATATAATCCTTTATTATCTACTCTCAGTGTCAAATTTCCACTATCAGAACGTGCTAAAATATTCGAAGTGTCGTGATTATAAAGACACAATACTTGGCTTAAATCTACTTCATCCAATGCATTGGGAGCGATGCTTTCAATAAAGCCTCCCAAATCCTCGCTTGACTCATTAAAAACGATTGCATAACCAGCTATAACCGGGTTTTCATCAACTGAACGTGTTTCAAGCTGGATTGCTCTCGTTCGAAGTTCTTTTTCCATTATTCTCACCCCCTTTCAAGGTCTTGTTTAGTATTGTAGGAACAACTTCATACCCCTGCCCTCGAACTTTCTCCAACACTTCCTGGGTTAATAAGTCTCCGTTTGATGTCAGTAGTATCTCTTGAGCGACTGCTGGTGTAATCACCGATTTTTGAACTAAGTTAGCTATCCTATTTTCTAATTGTTGCCCATCCATATCTAAGACATGACGAATACTTGGCTGAATATCATCAGATAATTTATTCTGCAATTCAGAAATTACCGGTCTAATATAGCGTGCTAAAGTAGTCATATAAAGATTAGAAACCATTTCAATATTAGAATGCTCTGACTCTGAACCCAAATAGTCTTTAGGAATTCCGTAAACTTTCGCAATCTGTTCGCTCGTCCAATCTGTTGCTCGAAGAAATTTAGCCAAATCTTGACTCAGTTCTATAGGGTGATATTTTGAAAGCTGATCAACAATACCTACACCATCCTCTTTTAAGGCTTCCATAAATTGTTTCTTAAGTGCCTGTTGTGCTTTGTCACTAATATCGGTGCGTTGAATCTCTAAAATACCTTTAATATTTAAAGCATTCATGAAAGCATCTAATGTAAATTTAGTATTACTGTCTTGTAATTTTAACTCGCTTGTGAGTGACACTAACGGCGAATTCCCAACCATTCCATCTGTTGAACAAATTCTAAAGTGAAGAATTTGTGAGGCTGGTACCGCTTTTTCTTCCGGTCTTTCTGTATCAGGAAAGGTAATATCATACCAAAGCGAAGTGTTCTGACTATCTTTATTGACTGTTACTTGACTTGGTGAAAGATACTCTAGCGTATCCATTCGCCCTGTAAAACTATCTCCATATATTCGAGCATAAGCATTCCCAGAAAGTAATAATTGTGCAAATATTGATTGCCAAAAACTATACCCATTACAGATGCCATTAGGCAATTGAAGAATTTTAGCAACTTGTTTTCTCTTCGAATCAAAATCAATAGCTGCTAAATCACTGCTTAGCAAGTGAATAATTGAAAAAATGTCCGAATGTTTTATTGCTTTTCTAGCATCAACGTAATCTCCAGAAAAAATTAAACGATTGTTACTAAAACTAATTCCCGTCTTTGAATACCCTGTTTGTACCGTTGTATAATCTTTTTTTAAACTTCTAAACAACATTTACTCTCCTCCTAAGCGGCTAAGAAGAAGAGATATAAGAATACAAAATGCTCCAATACATCCTATGCCTAACTTGATATCAGTCATAAAAGCAACTTTTAAAAAACAGCCTAAGCCAATTAAAAAAAGGACACTGTGAAGTTGTCCTCCAATTTTATCTCTAATTATTGTTAGCAGTTTTAACATTTTAAAAACCTATCCCTCCTCCCAAAATCATTGCCTCAAGTTCTTTATTGCTTAATTTATCATAAGGATTATCTGTTTTTTGTAGATCATCAAAATGATACATTCCTTGATACATTGCATCAACCAGGGCATCTACAACGTCAATTTTAAATGAACGTTTACTTTTGCCTACAGAAATTCCCCCTTTATTTTCTTCTATTTCAGCATTAAGCAAAGCTTTTTCCAATATTCTATCGTCTCTATGAGTAACTTTCTGACGTATGAAACCATCTTGAATGAATTTAATACTTTCAGACAATACCATTGAAGTTTGTTTAAGATTTAAGATATTCCAATCAGTATTTTGTTCTAATAACTGCGTTAACCGATTCGTTCGTGCAGCATCATATGCAAAAAGCTTCACTTTTAACTGATTCTCTTCTACAACTTTTAATAACCAATCATAAACTTGGTCTAAATCAATTAACCCTCTGGGATCATTTGTAATGGTACAAAATCCTTGATTTGCTAAGTCTCGATAAGCAATACCATCAGATTTCTCCTTAGATTCAATATTTCCTAGCATTTTAAATGGAATGAAAGAATGTTGCATGAGATGATAACAATGCTCTCCCTCATCATTTTCATAAGGAAAAACAAAACCAAAGGCAGTATTATCAGAAGATAGACTCGCATCAAATCCAATATAAACTTCACGTCCTTTAATATCAAAGTTTTCAATTATTGTTTCTTTATAATCCTCTAATGAGACATAGGCATCACTTTTTACCGTTAACCACAGATTCAAATTTTTATTGATAAACGAATCAATAGCCCCTAACAATTCAGCGTTTCCCTTTTCAGTGAAAAGCCCCTTGAGCAAGACCTCCCTATCACTTTCTAAGTCAAGCAGAGGATTGCTTTTGACCCATGTTTTAGGTTGATTCAATTCTTCTTTAGAATCTTGGCACCAAATTAAACACAACTGTTCCTCAGCTTTGCCATCATCTTTTTCAATAGATTGAATCACTGCATCTTCTTCTTGTTTAAAAGGAACTGTGGGATCCGGATAGGCAGTAGAAATTTGAATGAATTGTTTATTTCTTACCTTGACTTGTCCACTTGTTATTTTTTTAGTTACTTCCGAATGTTCAGTTTCCCCCGCTTCATCGAAAATAGCAGAAACAAAATGATAAGAGTCAAATTTCCCTGATTCCGCAGACATTTGTCGAAGAATATTTCCACCTTTTCGTTGAATAATTCGATTATACTGGGGTTCAATTTCTAACGTTTCCGCCACTTTTTTAAAAGGCTTATCTATTAAAAACTGCATCATTGTTCGAACATACCCAAAAAGTTTTTGAGCCTGTTCAGTAATATTTGAAGCCACCATCAAATCTTGATTAGACAAGCCGCTACACTCTATCAAGTAGCTATAACAAGAAATAATAGAACAAATGTAAGTCTTTCCTTGACCACGAGCTACCGACAATAATACCCGACTAAAACGTTTATTTCCCAAAGAATCACGCCAACCAAATATTTGACTAAGGATAAACTCTTGCCATGGCATAAGTTGAGTCGGTTCTCCAGTATCTACGTTGGGACAGATTGCTGCAAAACTCAAAATACTTTGAACTGCTTTTAAATTATAATCATAATCGAATTCCCCATTTAATGAACGTTCTAAATCTCTTAAATGTCTAAAACAAGCAAGTTGAATATAATAACCAGCAATCTGTTTTTTTGTTAAAACATCAAAACAATATCTTGTTCCTTCATCCTTATAATTACGCTTAATTTTTCCAATATTTAATTTTTTAAATGCCTCAAAAACATCAATCAATTTTAAAAACCTCTAAAATATCTGTCTCAATCTCATCAGTTTTCACATCTTTAGCAAATACTTTTTCCCTAAACTGGTAGTCAAAACCTAATGCAGTACTGAGTGCTCGCATTGTCTTTGTAGCAGTATCAATCACACCAACTGCTGGATTTTTCTTTAACCCTGTGTCTGTTTCAATGACGATTCCATATTTTTTTACAGATTCTAATGCTTGCCTGTACATCGCATAATTAGCACAAAAAAGCTCCAAATTTGGTTCATCTATTTTTGTTAAACTTTCTACACTCTCAAAATTCTTTATAATTTTTCCCCATAACGTTCTACCATCAACAGGTAATTGAGATGGAGGGGTTACTCGTATTTTTAGCTGTTCTTTATCAGAATTTGAGGCCTTTTTGTCAGAAAATCTGCCCTTTTTGTCATCAATTTTTGGCTGTTTTTTAGCTTTCGTATTTTTCGTTTTTGGCTTAGTAGCGCCTTTTTTCATAATTTTAACCTCCTTTCATACTGCCAGAAAAAAATTTTTTCAGAAAATACACTTTTTTTAGAGCTGTAGCCCATAATGTGCGCTGTCCCATTGAGCTTATAGGGCGGGGGGGACAAATAAAAAAACCAACTCTTTCAAGTCAGTTATTTCTTTCACATCCTTTAAAACTTTGCTTTTTCCGTCTTTATAGTAACCTGTTCCATAGTAAGCTTGTTCCCATCTAGTTTTCAAATCATGACATTTTTGACAGGCGCTAGCAAGATTAATTAAATCTCTCATCTTTCTTTCATTAAATTGAGCGGGAACAATATGATCTACAATCTTTGCTGGACTAACTTTCGCTTGCATCTTGCAATACTGACATTGATGATTGTCTCGCTCTAAGGCTCGTTGACGCAACACTTTCCATTCTTTTGTATGATAGAATGTCTCACGTTCAGAGCGGTCATTAGAATAGCGAAAAGTACTATTATAACGCTTCTCCTTTTGCTTATTCCGTTGCCCCCATTGTTTACGCTTCTCAAGATACGTCGAACGTTCAGTAATGTGTACACTACAGAATAACTCCTCGGGTGTTACAAGTGTTATACAACCGCTATGTTTACATCTTATTACTCTCATTCAATAAAAAAAAGACATCTCCGTGCCTTCTCCCTTTCTATTTCTTAATTAATAACCTTAGTGAATATTTCAAGATATACCCTACTCCCATCACACAAAAAGCAATTACAAACGTCGTATACTTTATAAATGTTTGTATTCCCCAACCGCCAAAGTAGCATATAACAACTATCAGAGCAATAATTCCTAATATCATTTCTGGTTCTTCCTACAATATTTTTGAGATTATTTTGAGTACTCCTCTGCATAAATCTGGAAGTAAACTGAATAACTAAATTATGTACTCGAAAAGTATAACATAAATTTGAAAAAGGAAAAAGCCGCCATTTCTGACAGCTTCAACAGGATAGTATTTATACAAAGAAATTTCTTTCGCTCAGAGTCAGTTTCTCCTCCTGTGTAAAGAAACTGCTACAGATTATGCTGGAATCGAACCAACGCTAACAGTTTTGGAGACTGTTGTACTACCACTATACGAATAACCTTTAATTGTGCGGTTTTTCTCCAACCACAATAACACTCTCATTATTAAGCGACTAACCCAACAAGCTCTACTTAAAGCAGGCAACTCTTTAAGCTCCTGTTGCTTTTAATGTTAGGGCTAGGAACGAAACCCACCAACTTTCACACGATACAGATTTTTTTGTTCATGTCATTCATACTATACATACTATGCCAAAAGCTATCTGTCTGTTTGCCTTGTGCTACTCATACTAGGCGCTTTTCTTATACCAGAATTTCTTCTGTTCACGGCAAATTGGATTGTTTGATTTATTCCAGAGTTTGAGTAAGCTATCACACTCCTCCTTATCTGGCAAAGTCATCATCCTGTCGGCATGTGCTTACTTCTATCCAACGAAAAGACCTCTGCTCTATGATTATGTTATTGTGGCACACCCCCATCTTCACACTAGCTTTTACTAGTCCTGCAACGTTTCGCAACTCACAGGTAACATCTCAAAGAGGCTATCACCTCAACTCTTGTTAGGTACTTTAGGACTTTCTTTCGCCCTTAGGAGGCTCTCGGACAAGTATCACCTTGCTTCAACCGAGATGCACAAACGGAAACTGATGGACTCGAACCACCGCCCACACGATTAACAGTCGTGCGCTCTACCAACTGAGCTAAGTTCCCAAGCGCTGGTTTTACCGTCCAGCAACGTTAAACAATTTCAGCACATTTTTGTACACCGAGACTTACCGTTTTGTTGTTCTGCCGAATTGTTCATAATACAATATTAACACTTAAAAACGGCACGAAGCGGACACGGAACGGACAGAAAACGGGCAACGATTTCTACACTAAATCACGCCATAGAGAATCTCTAAGAAGCTCCTTTAAATTCTCATATTTTCTTCTTGCCGTCCGTTCATCCATATAGAGCCTCGCTCCAATTTGCCACCACTGCTTTTTCTCTTTAAATCTAAGTGTGATAATCGTTCTTATTTCAGAGCTAACCGTACCTAATAACTCCGTAAGTACTCTCTGTTGGTCTTTCATTTTCTGAAGCTTCGTGTCTTCTTCTAAGATTAACATTCGACGTTCTTGTGGCGCTAAGTTGGAACTTGTGCCACTGCTTCCGATGCGTTCTTCATTTTTCTGACGAGTGATCCATAACTCGCGAGAATTTATCTTCACTTGAAGCATTCCTGTCATGTAATCACTAATCAACAAATCCAACTTATCCGCCATTTGAAAACTGCCTCCGATATTGATATACTATTAGTAGACCAAAACTTTAAACTTGAGCCCTCCCGCGGGCTTTTTTTATTACTTGACCAATATTTTCACTGAATGCTATAATGTTTATGGTTAACTATAATTGACATTTTATCTCTTTTTATGACAAATTCAATGCTTTACCCGAACCTGGCCAGTTCGGTTTTTTTCTTTATAATTTCTTGTATTCTTATGCTTTTTATAGTAAAATAGGCACGTAAAATTGTAGATTGGAGTATTATCATGTTCTTATTGAAAAAACCAAAAGCATCTCTTAAAGAAATTATTCTTAAAAGTATTTGGTTTGGATTTATTGCCGGTATGATTTCTGGAATGGTTAAAATTGGTTGGGAAGCTATTTTGCCACCACGTACTATTGCACGTAACCTAACTAATCCTCCTCAACATATGATGGAACAATTTGGAGTTCCATCTTCACTTACTCACTCATATGTCCTATACTCTCAAGATCAAAAAGTATTTTGGTTCTCTCTAATTCTCCACTTTACTTTTTCGATTTTCTTTGCAGCACTATTTATTTTAATCACTCAATACTGGAAAAAGGTTACTCTATGGCAAGGAGCAGCGTACGGGATTGCAATCTGGTTCATTTGGCATATCCTCTTGATGCCTTTAATGGGGACTGTTCCCGCTCCATGGAATCAACCATTTGACGAACATTTCTCTGAATTCTTTGGGCATATTGTATGGGCTTGGTCAATTGCAGCATGTACCTATTATTTAATTGGTAAAGATAAAAAAGGCCACTTAGAAAATATTTAAAATTAAGAAGGAACTTTCCCTTCTTTTTTTATACTTAAAAGGCAAGAATCCATCTCACGGTTCGGTATACTACCGCAAGAAATACGCTTATAAATCCACCGATAACTGTGCCAATTATCGCATTTTCTAGAAATTTTTTTATTCCAAACTCCTTTCAATCCTTTAAAATTTAATTTAGAAAAGTATATTTTCTAATCCCCAAAATAGTAAAGCAAATAGAAAGAGGAATAAGAAAACAAATAAAACCAAAAATAATAGAATAGAAAGAATTATTATTCCTATTAACTGGTCTATTTTCATTATTTTTCTTCCACAATGACATCCGCATTCTGAATTTGAATACGTTTGCCATCTAAGTTGATAATCATTGTGCCGTTGTCTGCGTCTGAAATACGAACGTTATTTCCTTCATACTTCTTCAGCACTTCTCCTGTTTTGGAATAAATCGTGACTACTCGAGGCAAGCCTTTCGTGTCACTTTCCCAACCTTTCAGGGTATCTTCCCACATGGTGCAACCTGACAATGTCAATAACGCTACTCCTGTCATTCCTGCAATAACTGCGATTTTTTTAATATTCATTCTTTTATTCTCCTTTTTTAGTTTCCAAACCAAAGCAAATGGAATATTCTTGAAAGACCACCATTTCCAGTTATGTATGTTAACAAAGCTGCAATGATAATCCAAATTACTACCACTACTATAATTGGAAGGAAGAAAGTATAATCTTTATATTTCTTTTTCACTCCCAACACTCCTTAAACTTCTTAGTTTTTAATATATTTTCTTTGTCATCTGATATATATTCAAATAGTTCAGTGTAATAGCCGAAGCCCCTTTCCACTGCATATCGCTCTAAGGCTTCGTTAAAATCATCGTAAAATTGCTGCATAACGAGAACCCCATCTTCATAGATGGAAAGTTCATATGTAATTTTCAATTCTTTCATTCTACTACCTCCGATTTCACTGTATATCTTATTTGAGCTTCACATTTTGCACATTCAATTTCGGTGATTCGATTATTTTGAAATATCATAACTTCTACAACTGAGCCAACAAAATGACAAGCTGGGCAAATATAATCTGGTCTAAGCATCCGTAACCTCCACAAGCTCAACACCGAGCGCCTTGCCTGCGAGGTAGGCAACGCAGATATACCCGTTTTCTTTGTTATTCCAAGCATAGCGTTTAACGGTATCATTGAAATCAGTGAGATCACAATCTTTATTTGATAACTGAGCAATTGGATTATGAAAAGGTACTTTATCCAGCTCCTCCGCAATCTTCTTCGGTATGCTGAGTTTGGGCTGGTTTGCAAACTCTACTTTCTTGATTAGCGGCTCTTCCAAATCATAGAATTTGCCCCAGTCCTTCTTGTTGCCTGTTTTTCCTGCTTTTTCATAAGCAAAGCAGACTTTCTCTACTTCTTGCCGTGCTGTATCTTTACTCATTTTTCACTTCCTATTCAGTTAATCCAATCAATCTCAGGACTACCTTTATATCCTTTTTCCCAAATAAACCAGGCATAAGCTACTGCGCTCGATTTGTACTTTTCAAAGTCGCCATTCATAGCACAAACTAAGCGACCACTAGCTACATAGATTTTCTTAGGCGGATTGTTCTTATAAAATTCTTTTCGTGCTTTTCCTTCTAGGAACTGCAGCTTTAAGAACATTGCGACTTTATTTCCTTCTGGGATAATATCAAGAGAATGCTTAACAAAGTCTAAGGCAATCTTATAAGGTGGATTAGTGATAATATCACCGTTAAATTCATCTATTTCAAAGAAATCTTTAACATCTCCAAATCCTCTATCAATTAAATCAGAACTTTTAACAGCATACCCACCATCTAAAAGCACTCTTGATATATGACCTTCACCACAAGATGGTTCAAGTATAATTGAATTAAATTTTTCTTTTTCCAAAAGCATCTCTACCGCTCGTGGGTCTGTTGCATAGTAATCATTGACTTCTCTAATAACGTCGCTATGATTATTAGCCCCAAGAGTTGCAAATGAAGCTACTCTATTTCCTGTCCAATCTTTACTCATCTTCTGCTCCTCCCTCTATAATCTCAGCTTTTATACATTGTTTAGCAATATGTTCTGCTTCTTCCTTAGTATTCACTGTATAATAGCTGTGCAGTCCTAATGACGGCATGTACGGTATTTTAACGATGTATTTTGTCATTTTTCCACCTCAATCTGCTCATAACTTCCAGTTTCCATGCTGTCGATTTCTTGTTGGGCGAACGCTGTTCTATCGTGGCGGTTGTATGTCTCTCTCGTACCGTTGTAGCAGTCTTGCGCTATATATCCACCTGTCAGCTTATTCTTCAAATAAAACCGCTTCTCCTTAGCGATGGTGTAGCCGTTTTTCATCGCAAATATAGTTTCAAGAGGTTTATTCAACTCATCCTCATCAGTGAACCAAAGTTCTATGCTTGACATTTCAGCCGTACTTTCTTTCTTAGAGATAAGCACATGCATTAAATAAATTTGATACTCCAAATCTTCTTTATTTTCTTCGTACCAATCTGCCACAAACTGTGGAACTTCGAGAAGTTTTGACTGCTGCGAATCTAACTGAGATTTAAGGGCTACGATTTGTTTTTGTTTTTCTTCAAGTAACTTTTCTGCTTCACATTTCAAAATGTATTCATAGCTCGCTTGGTTATTGGCTTGACATTCTGAATCTCGACTTTTCTCTAATTCTTGTTCAAGATATTCAATATATTCTCTATGCTCACGCAATATCTGCGCATTTTTCGTATAATTCTCTTGAACGGCCTTAGATAACTCTTTTAAAAGATTATCTTTATAATTTAATGGGCTTAAACTTCTCGTCCGTGGTTTTTTTACTTCTTCTTCAAACTTCTTCATCTTGTGCCTCCTCAAATATCAAACGGATCATAATCGGGGTCGTTTTCCATAGACCAGCAAGCACTAGCTTCCCACATGTCTATATGGCAAAGTCCACATGTGTCACAAACTGTTTCAGGGTGGCAATGATGGCATTCCATACAATCACAATCTATGATACTTTTACACCGTTCACAAAGTGTCACCTCTTGCCAACTCGCACAGTCTAGACAAAGGCCATTTTCTGCTTCTTCCGAGTATTTTGCGCCACACATGTCACATTTCTTCATTCTCTGCCTCCTCAGATAAAATGTGAACTGTATCGATCAAGCAATTCATGTAGCCTGTATTGTACTCATCATGGTTACAATTATTCCGCTCCATGAATTTGCTTGTTAGCTCATGGATTAGTTCTAATCTAACTATTGCAGCAACCTCAAGTCTTACTTTTTCATTATCAAGTGCCGTTGCACTAATTTGCATCTTCATCCTGCGCCTCCTCAATTAGCTCATCATACTTACGTGCTTTTTCTCGCAAAACTTCTAAATATTGATAGAAGCTAGGTTTAGTAAGTTTAAGGAAATCAAGAATTAATTGAACTTCCTTTTTTTCTTGCTCTACCAAAGCTTTTTTTATGTCTTCTAGTTCCATTTAACCCTCCTCTTTCTCAAAAATACAACCACACGAGTTACTTCTTTCTACCAAACAACGTTCACAATAATCTCTTGACATTGTAAAAGGAACTGGATGCCATTTATGGCCAAATATTTTACAGATTATCTTTTTCATCTTGTTTCTCCTTGAAAAGTTCCTTATGCACATTTTCTACTTCCTTATCAAATAAGATTTTTGAGTTAACATAAAATCTGTCATTCCAAAGTTGCTCAAAAAGCAATTCTTTTACTTTAGCTTTCGCATACTCTTGCATTTGTTCTGTAGTGTAAATTTTAGTACCTACAGGAAGCATAGAAATACCTTGAAGAACTTCACTTTCAATCAAACCATAGTCATTACCATCTTGGACAATTACTCCTACTGGTTCAATTTCTTTTAAACTCATTATTTTTCCTTTAAATCGGCAATGAGTGCTTGCGAGATATAATTTACTCCGAATACTCATAGACTTTACCGTCCTTGCTGCACGCTCCGATTTTTTCTATTTCTTTATTATTTCAAGGGCGTCTTCTACACTTCTTGCAACTCCTACGAGTGCGCCATTAGATTTAACAAGTTTCATAAAATTATCTTGTTTTTCAGAAGTTCGTCCTTTTCCATTTTTTACCTCAATGAAAAAAATTTGACCATCCTTCCGAAATCCAAATAAATCGCAGAAACCTCTAGGCAATCCTGTATCGAACCACCTTCCATTTTTCATTTTCACTCGTCCTACATTAGCTCTAAAACACAGAATTCCTCGTTCTGCTAAAGCCATTCTAATTTCATTTTGTATGTCATGCTCTGATTTAATTCCAGCTGACAAAGTTGACTTTTTTTCTTGCACTCTCTATCGTCCTTTCCCATTCTTCAAGTGTAAAAACATCATTTCCTTTTATTGTTCCAACAATCGCATATAAATCACCAACATTTTGATTATTTTCAAATGCCCAACAAGCTGCTTTAAATAAATCGTCATTCCGATTTAGTGAAGTTCCAGTTACTATCCGTTCGTACGCTTCTTTACCTAAATGACCTTTAGTTGATTTCGGTAAATATCCTGTAAAATAATTCGTGACAATGCGTTGCTTAGGAGGAGAAAATATTTCCTTCTCCAACTTTCCATCATAAATTGGTAATTCTTTAACAGCTTGCAGTACTTCACGACCAATTGACGGAAATATTTTTACGTAGTTATTATCATTTGCTTTAATATCAACCCCATTCAATAATCCATTATGCTGACTATAATCTATTCCATCCTGCTTTCGGAATAAAACATGTAATCCCCCACTGGCTGTCTGTTCAAGATAAGTATTTTTAAAGTTATTTAGAATTTCCTCTTTATACTCATGATTTAAAATTGAAGAATAGCCATCTAATCCTAGATTATTACTATTAGCTGTTTTTAAGACAGAAAGTAAATCCGCTCCAAATATCTTAATCATATTTTTAATTTGTTTAGCTAATTCAGCATCTAAACTATGTGTGTCAATATCAATACACCAAACTCCTCGCATCAATAAAGCAATGTCACAATTCTCCCAATTTAAATTTTTAATGAATTCTTCAGTGACTGGAATATCTTTAAATCGTGTAACTGGTGTACCTGTTTTTCTACTCAAGGGGATAACTTGATAGCCTTTTGATAAAAACGAAAGTGCAGTTTTGCTCACCTCGGAACCTCCACGAAGCTATATTCTATAAGGTTTCATATTCTTAGGTACCGAGGGTACCTAGGTTTTAGGTACCCCACCCCTATATAATAAATATCTTAAACATTTAATTAGTCTTTGATATATGGTAAGAACCTCGGTACCTTTATTCTTTTTATGCTGAAATCCTTTGTAATTATTGTCGTTATAGCGGTACCGAGCTTTACAAAAAACCTCGGTACCGGCTCGGAACCCTCGGTACCTTTATTCATCAATAAATTTATTGAATCTATCTTTATTAAAGATAGAATACCCTCTAACTTTTTTTCCATTAACTTTTTTTGAAATTGCTTCAACACCAATTTCAGATAGAGAATTGTTCAAAGCGTTCATATTTTTACCATAAACTTGATTAGATAAAGCGATAACCTCATCGTTATCGGTACGTTGTACAAATTCAATTTCTTGCAAAGCGTTAATCAAAGCAGTTTGAAAATCATCTAAATCGATGTCATTGAACACTTCAACATTTTTCCAAATGTACATTTGCTCCAATTCATTGAAATAATCCAATGAATTAAGCAAGAAACCAATACAGCCTTCAATATCTGGGTTCTTGTCTTTCGTTGTAAAGGCATCCCAGTAAGGTTTGAAAATACGCTCACGTTCAATATCTGTTTCTTCTTTCGGTCGATTTTTAAATTGAATCAATACTTTACGTCCATCCATTTCATCAGATAGTGCAACCGTTCGGTTTGTATCTACACACAAAACACTCGTCAATTTAACAAATGATTGATTTTGCCCAATAGCACGAGCAACATGAGTTTTTTCTGTCGCAATAATCTTCAAAATGCGTTCTGTTGGCTCGCCTTGAATATTTCCTTGCTCCGTAGCTAAAGCCATTTCACCACCCGAAAACATTGCCCATGCCTGCAGTGCTTCAAATCCATTTGATTTTAAAGTATCCAACTCTACGTCAATCTTATTGAACAATCCAGAAAGCGCAATATGTCTGAGCCCTTTCCCCGTCCGTACCCCAGATTTTGAAATAAAGAAGTTCGTTTTGGCACGAATACCACACGCGACTTGAGCGATATAGTAGGCTTGGAGTTGAGCGTTATTGAGACTATTTTTATCAGCTGTGACATATTCTAAGAATTCTTTAGCTTTAGGTTTACTATCAAGCGCTACCTCAAGAGACACAGGATAATGTTTAAAATAACTGACATTCTGCTTCGGATATTCTTCCAAAAGTTGGTTTGATTCCAGATCGATGATAAAATCATCACACGCAATTTGATAAGGCTCAATAAACTTAATTGGGGGAACCTTAAGCTTATTGTGTATCCCCGAAAGAATTCCTAAGATATGCGTTGATTCCTTAAATCCATATTTACTTTGCAACATGAACTCATCAATCAATCGAAATTGTTTGAATCGTACATCATAAAGTTGGTCATTAGCAAAGGTGTAACTCCCAATAAGATAATCAATAACAAGCTTGGCAAAAGCAGGGAAATTTTTCTCCGTTTTATAATACACATGAGGTTCATCGCCTTTAGTCAATCCCACTTCTCCATAAAAGAAATTATAAGTCTCGACTCCATTAGTAGTCATATACATGATATCTTCCTCTTGAACACGTTTAGAATCATTGAAATAATGAACCAAGCCAATACTGTCCACAACCTTCACTTTGAAAAGCTGGTTTTTTAGTTCTGCTTTCATTACAGATTCTCCAAAATCAAAAGAACCCCAATTTATCTGTGTTGTGAGTTTATTTAAATTTTCTACAATATCGTTCGTTTCTATCATTTATGCCCCTTCCTTAAAATGGTAAGTCATCTGGTTCAAGATTTTGTGCATTAGAAACAGGTGCTTTTTCTTTCCAAACATGATGACAAGTTGGTAATTCAGAAGCATTGATATAGCGCACTTTAGGATTTTTCTTTCCATTATATTCTTCAAGTTTTACAGTGACTTTTGCAGTTTTTCCTTTAAAATCATCAAGAAAGGCTTCAAATGATTCATACTGCTTACCTTCTGGAATTCCAAGCGCTTTGGCTTTCTTCATGAGAATACCATTGTGATATTCCCCTGTATCAGTGAGTGGATATTGCTCGTCCCATAAATGAGCGTTTTGCTTTTCTTGCTTTACGTCATTACGTACAACGAAATCAATGACGATACGTTTCTTTCCGTTTTTATTCGGTTCTTCTTTTGCATCAAAGACAACCATTTCATAAGGTTGTTCTTTAAATTCTGTGTATTCTTGTACTTGTGAAAAATCTGTTGTAAATGCCATAATTAATAGATTCCTTTCGACTGTAGCCAATCTTTGGCTTTTATAATTTGATAATTTGTTTTTCCTGTAACTTCAGCGATTTCTTCAAGTGTTGCCGAAGCCCAGTCTGATTTTGCATAAAAATAAAGGAGTTTCATAAGTGGATTTCCTTTATTAACTTTTGCTCTTGCCTGAGCAATTTCCCAGTTCTTACGTAAATCTGAACTGAATTTTTTCTCAGATAATAATTTAAGTTTTACTTTTTCTTTTTCGATCTGTTCTAATTCCACTTCTAAACGTAACTTTTCACGCTTCTCTGCAATGCCGAAATCATACCCACAGAAATTGCAAATTTTTTGAGGAAGTGGCCACATTGCCGAACATTCAGGACATTGTTTTGCCTGCACAATATTTTTCTGTCCTTTTTTCTTCCAACCTCCTTCGAAATAGGATTGCCAATCATGGGGAGTATCTGGTAAACCATGAATGCACCAATTCATCACGTTATCAATGATAATTGCCGTTTTTTTAGGCTGATAACGCATAGAACGCATAGATTGTTGTAAAAACAAGACAAGTGATTTTGTCGGGCGACACAAAATAGTAACTGTACAATCTGGAACATCAAATCCTTCTGAAATCAAATCTACATTACACAGCACTTTAATCCGTCCTTCTCTAAAATCTTGCATGAGCTTATCACGTTCAATTTTAGGCGTTTTAGCATCAACATGGACACATTGTATTCCTGCTTCTTGAAACTCCTGAGCGAAGCTCTTTGAGGCTTCCACAGAGTGAGCATAGAGAATAGCTTTTAGCCCATTGGCATGTTTTTTATATTCTTGAACAACATTACCAAAAATTGTTTTCCCAAGAGCCTCGTCAATAGACTGATTCGAGTAATCACCATTTTTTATACGCAGCTTAGAAGTATCAATAGAAGGCAAACTATAATATTGGTATGGTGCTAGGCGTTTGTGATTGATTAACCACTCTACCGTTTTACCTTCAACCATTTCTTCATAAGTATCTTTGAAACCTTCTCCTGACATTCGCCAAGGTGTTGCAGTAAATCCTAAGCGAGGAACATCGTCAAAAAAATCATAAATTTTTTGATAGGTTGTTGCTTTACCATGATGGCCTTCATCAGTGATGATAAGCGTCGGTTTAATTAAAGTAGGAAGTCTATTTTTCGCCTTCCCTATTGTCAATAAATCAACTTGCTTTAACGGTACACCATGAATTTTAAAACTGTTTGTAATTTGATCAATGAGTTCTTTTCGATGTACTAGAAACAGGACACGCCCTCCTTTTTCAGTAGCTAATCTAGCTATTTCTGAGATAATCACTGATTTTCCAGAACCTGGTGGCGATTGAATCATCACATTTTCATGCCCAATATGTTGTCTTGCTTCGCTGATTAACTCTTGTTGGTAGTCAAATAATTCATATACGATTTGTCATCACCTCATTCGTACTCCATTTTTTCAAAATAACTGCATACTTTACTAATTTCTTTTTGGTTAATTTTCATAATCTCAAAAATACAATCTTTAAATAAATCTATCTCTTCAAGATTCCCCGTTGCATACAAAATCTTTTCTTCGGGCATTTTACAAATTTCGCTAAGCTGATCATCAATACTATTAGATAATTTGAGAATCATCCCGTTGCGCCGTTCAACTTCACAAAGTGCTAAGTCAACCTCAAAGGTTGGTTTTTCATTTTTTTCAAGAAATATATAGTTGACATCTATGTTATAGAATTTAGCAAGTAATCTAAGCTTATTTCTCTCAATATCGCTACTATCTAACTCATAATCGGCAATTTCTTCCTTAGGAAGATTCGTTGCCATCGCAACTTGGTCTAATGTTAAGTTATTTATTTTTCTTAAATCTTTAAGTGTGTAGCGTGAAATTTTATTCTCCATCTCTCTCCTCTTCCCAATTAACATCAATCATATCCATCTTATTGATAGTTCTAACCCCTTGCTCTTCTAAAAATTGTTCAAGTAAACCCCTTCCCTTCTCCATTTTGTTGATATTATTCATTGACGCTATAACATTAACAGTGAAAATATGCAAATCCCAATTATGGTAATCCCAAAGAAAATCAAATACTTCTTTACTTTCAGAAATCGGCGTTTCTTGAGCTAGCTGTTGAACAGCTTCATGAGCAGAAAACCAATCTTTTGTTTGATACTTTTTGCCATCATATATTTTTTCTATAGGAAATATTTCCATAAGCTCTTTAGGAGTAAGGCTACCGATGAGATTCATTGTTATTTCACAAAGATGAAAGTTGTTCCATACTTTATTGATATATTCTGCATCGTTTTGAGCAGATATCTCTTTATTAAAATAAGCATTCAGTCCCTTAACTAAAGTAATAACTCCTTGCTTCATTTCTGTTCTAGTAATAGCTGTTTTATTACTTAATACTTCTATTTTTTCAAACATAATTCGCGTCCAAACTTCTTCGTATTTATTCGCTCTCACAATTTTCCTCCTTTTCAAAATTCCAAATTTCTTCTTGCTTTGCAAACTTAGCATCAGAAAGTTGGTTCTTAGCAAACGTGCTATTAGATGGTTGCAAAATAAAACCACGATTCCCTGTTTCTTCATTAATCACAAGACGCCCTACAATGTTTACCAGTCCCATGACATTTTCAATTATCTTTTCGCGTATCTTAGGTATAAATTGGTTATAAATTTGACCACTCGGCGTTTCAATTTGCCGTGTAGTTTCCCAAGCAGTATAAACTTTATTGACGCCTTCCCACGAGTTGACATAACGAATTAAGTCTGTAATAAAGAAAGAGAATTTATTATAATCTCCCATTTCTGGAATTCCCATAGCACGCCCATCTTTGGTTCGACTTAACTTCGCTTTTTCACCCAGCCATGCTTGTTCTAGTTCTGAGATGTTATCAATGACAATATTGTCATATTCCTTAATATGTTCATCATAAAGTTCTTTAAGCATCTTCTTAAAGCCGACCTCGGTATCATTTAAATCGGCATAGACTATATCGATGTTTTTTTCGCCAGCCAATACAATAGTCGTGCGGTCTATATCAATAACAAGTGTTCGCCCAGGCAAGTATTTAATTGTCGTTGTTTTCCCAGTACCAGGTGGAGCATAGATTAAAGCTGAGAAATTTTTTCCTTTTTGTAATTCAGAAGCTTTTTTAATTTCCATGTTTCACCACCTTTTTTGTTGCTTCAGAAAATTTCACACCTTGTAAACCAATATTATTTGTCTTTTCATATCGAGCATAATCAAACTCTTCAACACCTTCTGCTTTCATTAGTTCAGCAATCTTAGTTTTATTAGGCTCTACCTTACATAGTTCAATTGGAACTTCATAGGGGTTAATAATTTCCAATCGTTTCGACGGACGAATTTTGAAGTTATTTACAATCCCCTCTATCTTTTTGATTTTCATGACCTCCATAGTGTCACCAATGTACAAAAGTAATGAGTAAGCTCGTTTTTCCAAAAGTTGCGCTTCAGATTGCAATTGTTTAGCAACTTCACGTTTAGCTTTGGCTTTAGCCATAATATTTTTAATGACATAACCGGTATTTTCTGCTTTTACTTCGAATTCATCAGTGATAGATTCCAAAGTATCTTTTAGCATTTCGAGATTATCGCTTTCTGGATCTGATTCCATCATGTTTTGTAAGAACTCATAATTTTCTTTGAGTTCGAATATTGTATTACTCATACTGCCTCCAATTGTTTTATGTTATAATTGGGGTATAATCTTATGCAAGATTTCAACCCCGTCCTTGGCTGCAACCAGGGACTTTTTTATTTTGTCATGTAGCGTTGATAGTCAAGGGCATCGTCAAATATTCGAGTAACTTTACCCGTATACACTTCCCAGCGCTTAGCAATAAGAAATTTCGTTACGATACGACCGTCTGTCGTTTCAAATTGATCTGCGATTAACATTTGTTTTCCTTCCTAATCACTCATTTTTATTTAAATAGCTCCCAATTTTTCCCCATCCACTCTACAAATGGATCACGTGGATACCGTGTTTTAGTTCCAACTTTTACTTTAGGCAAACTAGGACATGGTTTTATATTGTCATCAAACCAAGGTACACTTACACCAGTTAACTCTGCTGCTTCGTTTTTGGTCATAAGTAATGAATAATCAAAATCATTTCTCCCTTTTCGTTTTGCCATCGTCACTCCTTTCTATGCACTATTGCATTTAAACGTTCTGCGATAATATTCAAAGGTCAGATATTTGCGTGTTTTCCTGCAAAGAATTCGTATATTATCTCGCCTGTTTCTACTACAACTATTTGATATGAGATTGTTTGCATGATATAATATCTTTATAGGTTCTCTTAGCTCACTGCTCCCGCAGTGGGCTTTTTTGGTTCCAGTTCACCAAGTTCAAACTTTTTGGACTTTTTTGTTAAAAAAATAAATTCCTATTTTTTCTCTATCAATATCTAATAACTCCACAGCTTTATCAATATCTTTTTGTTTCCAATATGCTTTGCTGTTAAGTTTTTCTGAAAGAATTTTTTCTGATAAGCTCATGGCCTTTGCAAACTCTTGCTGACTACCATACTTTTCAATAATTCTCCCAAGTAATTTTGAATAGTCGAAACTCATGTTTTATCCTCCTTCACATAATTTGTTACTGTCTTCAACAGCAGAAGTCCAAATCATTTGAACTCCATAATTTCATTATAGCATGTTATTTTTGTTTGTCAACCAAAAAGTTTAAATAACTTGAACTTTTTTCCAAATTACTTTATAATAAATTCATGAAGAAAGAAAATTCTCAAATTCGCTTAAAAAAAATCATGGAAGAAAGAGGGTTACGACAAGTAGACATCCTTGAAAAATCTAAACCATTCCAAGAACAGCTTGGAATCAAAATGTCCAAAACCCACTTATCCAATTATATTAATGGAAAATCAAACCCAGATCAGTCTAAACTTGTACTTCTATCTCAAACGTTAGGTGTAAGTGAACCTTGGCTTATGGGATATGATGTTCCTCGAACTGATAAGGAAGATGAAGCTCCCCTTATCGAAAAAACAATAAATAATATGAAAAAACTTGATGAACAACGTCAAAAAAATGTATTGAACTTTTCTAAAGCTCAACTTCAAGAACAAAACCAAGAAATTGAGGAAGAAAAAGTAATCGCACTAGACAAGAAAAATTCCAATAATACTGATATTGATGATGACGGTATTGATTGGAATGAATGGGTTGCTTTTGATGGTAAACCTATGACTGATCACGATAAACAAATATTAAAAGATTATTTTGGCGACGAATTGAAAGATTAAGAATCATGACAGAGTCTGAAATTATTGAATATATTATTAAAGATATTGAATCTTTAGGATATGAGACAATAGTTCTTCCTCTTGATCGCCCCTATACAAATGGCAAAAGAAAAATTGTTACATATCCTTTACCTATAACGCCTTTTAAAATGGCTCATGAATTTATTCATGCCAAGTATAAAGATACGTGTAGAAAATCGCCATGTGATACAACTAGCCCTCATGAAAAGCGAGCCAATAAGGAAGCCATACTTTTTCTTTGGGAACTTTTTGAAAAAAATGGAGGAGCATCTGAGGATATTTCACAATTCATTAATTTAACTGATTGTCCAGAAAAGCTGTCTAAAATTTTAGTTCTTCAATCTAAAATAAAAAACTGGAGCAGAGAAGATATTTCTTTTCAGGTCAATAATTACTTAAATAAAACAGATGAAGAACCTGAAAACTGGAATTTATACCGTATAATGAATGCCTGTAACATCGATTATAAATGGGAACAATTAGTAAATAAAATAATCAAAGAATATTATTTTAGCCACTTCCAATCAGGTAGAGTTGGATAACAACAATTAAATACAAATAAAAAATTATAAACTTGACGGTAACTTTTGACAAGAGAAAAAATTTTTTATAAAATATTTTTGGAAACATATTCATCCTTTAATGAATAGAATAATTTTTTCTAAGTTGTGTTAAAAGCGCCTAGTTATTCTAGACGCTTTTATTATTTTTTTAACAAGAAAGGATTACTTATGGACTTCTACGAATTTAAAGAGTACATAGAAGAAAACTGTAGAGCTAAAACTCTTTTTCATGAAAAAATGACAAACTATTTCCAAACACAAGCCAGAAATTCTGAAAAGAAGATTATTCTCACTCGTTCACAAATAAATTCCGAAGTAAGAAAAGCTTGGAACAGTTCTCTTCAAAATCTTTATGACACAGTGAAAAAAGAAGTCAAAACAAAACGAACTGATGCCCCTCAGATAAAAAGAGAAAAATGGATCAACAAAATAAGTGAATTAGAAGTTTTAGACAATTTCACTGAAGAAATTGACAACGCAGAATTTTACTGATGGAAATTATAAAAATAAACTTAGGAACATTCTTAAATTACAGTTCCTGTATAAAATATCTTCGCAAACTCTCTCAAGAAGAACTTATTAACGAACTAGAGTATGCCCATGCTACTAAAAACGATACCTTAGAAAACTTAGTGCTTAAAGAGCATTATCGCAGACACCAATATAGTTTGTAAAATAAAACACGTGCGCTATCCACGTTAAAAGGGTAAGGAGGATATTATATGAGTGAATTAAAATATACTGCAAGAGGAGCTAATGGACAAGTTGAAGCTTATGATGATAAGATTGTCATTAAAAGAAAAGGGTTCTTTGGAATCGCAGCTCAAGGTATCAAAGGTGATAGAACAATATATTATACCGATTTAAAAGGGATAGAATATAAAAAACCAACTATGCTAGCAAATGGATATATCCAATTTATTACCAATATTGAATTAGCTAATGATTCTAATGTTACAATTATCGGTACTAGTAGTGTGAAAGCCCTGAAAGATCCCAACACAGTGATATTAAGAGCTTTTAAAAAAAATAATGTAATTCAATATGAAAAACTACATGACTTTGTTATGGATAAATTTAATGAAAGCAAAGGAAGTTCTGCAAATACACCTATATTTAGTAATGCTGATGAGTTGAAAAAATTTAAAGACCTTCTTGATTTAGGAGCAATAACTCAAGAAGAATTTGATTTACAAAAGAAAAAAATATTAGGATAAACAAAAAATCCGTCCTAAACTTTGGCGAGCCTGGACGGACTTAAATAAGTGAGTACAGAAATAACACGTTAAACGTGTGTTTTCTTGTACTTTATTTTAGCATAAAACGTTAGAAAGAGACAATTGATATGGCATATTTCAGAAAACGTTCAAATGGCTGGGAATATCGAATATCTTATAAAGATTCCGAAGGAAAACATAAAATCAAATCAAAAAGTGGCTTCAAAACAAAATCTGAAGCTAGTCATGCTGCTATAGAAGCTGAAATGGCACTCCATCAAAATATTTTAGCTGATAAGAATATCTTGCTTTCTGACTTTTTTAAAAACTGGGCTGAAATCCACAAAAAGCCTCATATATCTGAAGTAACCTGGCAAAAATATAAACAGACAATGCGCCATATAGATATGTTTCTAAAAAACAAAAAAGTTACGGATATTACTGCAACATATTATCAAGAAATACTAAATCAATTTGGATTAAAGTATTCTCAAGAAACTATAGAAAATTTTCATTATCATATTAAATCAGCTATGAAAATTGCTGTTCATGAAAAAATAATAGATGAAAATTTTGCTGAATTTGTCAAAGCAAAATCACAAAAAGCAAAAAGATCACTTGATGATAAATTTCTACAAGAAGACGAATATCTAAAATTAATCGAGGAAACAGAAAATAATATAAAATACAAAAGCTATTTTGCACTTTATATTATAGCAGTAACTGGGTTGAGATTTGCAGAAGCTCTTGGTTTAACCTGGGCTGATATTGATTGGGATAATGAAATATTATCTATAAATAAGACTTGGAACTACTCAATCACCAATGATTGGGCTGATACAAAAAATGAAGCTTCAAAAAGAAAAGTTCCTATTTCCAGTAAAACACTTAGTATTTTGAAAGAATACAAAAAAACTTATTGGGAACCTAATAAATATAACCGTATAATATATGGAGTTTCAAACTCTGCCTGTAATAAAACATTGAAAAAACTAACTAATAGAAATGTACATCCTCATTCCTTAAGGCATACATATGCATCATTCTTAATTCTGAAAGGAGTGGATTTAATTTCAATATCAAAACTTCTTGGACACGAAAACCTGAATATCACTTTGAAAGTGTATGCACATCAACTTGAAGAATTAGAAAATAAAAATCATAATACAGTAAGAAATATATTTAATGAATTATAA